AGGTAGTGAAAATACTGGTGTTGGTAGGAACTCATTAGCCGCAAACACCACAGGTGCTAACAACGTAGCCGTTGGAGCTTTAGCTTTAGACGCTAACACCACAGCCGGTGGCGTTACTGCTGTTGGTGCGAACGCCGGCACTTCTTCTACAGGCGCGAGTAATACATTTTTAGGTGCTTTTGCAGGAACTCATGTTCTTGCGACTACAAGCGGATATGCTAATACTATTATTGGCGGCTACTGTCGATCAACAAGCGCCACCACTGTTGGGGCAGTGGTGCTAGGCTATGACGTGTCTGGCGCAGCAGGATATACAACTTTAGGTCAAAGCGGCAATGACATCAGAGCCGCACATGGTAACGTAACATGGGCTACAGTCTCTGACGAACGCTACAAGAAAGACATTACAGACGCTACAGCAGGTCTTAGTTTTATCAATGCTCTACGGCCACGGACTTGGAACTACAAGACCCTTGGCGAACTGCCAGAAACCTTCAGCGCCTATGAAGCTGACTCCACCGAAGTCTTCAAGAACACTCAAACCAACCACGGCTTTATAGCCCAAGAAGTCAAAGTAGCTATTGATGCTGACAGCGGCTTAAAGGACGGCTTTAGGCTTTGGGACGAAAGAGATGATGGCGCACAAGAAGTAGCAGAAGCCGCATTGATACCAATCTTGGTAAAAGCAATCCAAGAACTCACCGCAAGACTTGAAACCCTAGAAGGATAAATAAAATGGAAGATCGTACAACAGAACAACTCGCACAAGACTACTCAGCAATGGGCCACAGCGTAGCTTTAATCACAGACGTAATTGCAGGCAACTGCATGGCTGACGAAGATGCCGCAGAACGCCAAGGCTGTGTAGACCGCAACACTCAGCACCTTGAGTTGATGGTAGCTAAAGAGGATTGGGGCAGTGAGAGCATGACTGCAACTAACGCAGCTATTACAGCAGGCAACGGCTACACCGCATCGTGAGGATAGGTCATGGCAGGTAAAGGTTTATACGCAAACATCGCAGCTAAAAAGAAAAGGATTAAGTCGGGTTCTGGCGAGACTATGCGTAGCGTAGGAGCTAAAGGCGCACCGACTAGCAAAGCCTTTAAGCAAGCTGCTAAGACTGTTAAAAAGAAATAAAGGGGGTTACTGATGGAAGGCATTAAACACTATAAAATAGATGGTACTGAACATAAAGGCTCTAGTCACAAGATGGCTAACGGCTCTTTACACACTAACAAGGCCCACACTAAAACTAGTGTTAAACTCTTTCATTTAAAAGACTTGTCTAAGAAAGCCAGAGTAAAAGCAACTAAGGGAGGTTAGTTATGCTAGCAGAAATTGCAATCGCTAATGCAGCTTTTGGCGTGATCAAGAATGCCATTAGCAACGGTCAAGAACTGCATAGTGTAGCTAACCAAGTTACAAGTTACTTTGACTCTAAAAGCACAATAGCTAAGAAAGCTAACAACGGTGGTAGCAAGAGTGACATGGAAGCATTCATGGCTCTTGAAGGACTAAAGGATCAAGAGACTCAGCTACGTGAGATTATGATCTATGCAGGGCGGGCTAATATGTATGATGATTGGCTTAAGTTTCAAGCAGATTGTAAGAGAGCAAGAACTCAAGAAGCAAAAGAAACGCAGTACGCTAGTGCTAAACACAAGCAACAACTTATAGAGTTCTTTACTGTCATCTGTACAGCCCTTGTTGCTATACCCACAGTAGGGGCAGCAGTGTATATAATCTTGACTATTGTAGGTAGATAACATGGACGAAGCAACAAAAGACGTAGTAGATGTAGTAGCAGCTTCTACAGCATTAGCCACATTAGCAGCATGGTTGCCGCCTGTGGCTTCTTTATTTACTATAGTGTGGATGGCTTTAAGGATATATGAGTCTGACACTGTTAAGGATTTGTTAAACCGTTAAGTTTACCTTGACTTTTGACTCTAAATGGTGTATAATATATGAGTATTTTAACTAGTTTGATTGGCCCAGTAACAAATATCTTAGATAAAGTTATTGAAGATAAAGACAAAAGAAATGCTATTGCCTTTGAACTAGCGACTATGGCAGATAAGCATGCTCAAGAACTAGCCAAGGGTCAACTAGAAGTCAACAAGGTAGAAGCAGGTCATAAGTCTTTGTTTGTCAGCGGATGGCGACCTGCTATTGGTTGGATATGTGGCCTGTCTCTACTCTACTCAACCATCCTGTCACCAATCCTAGGCATCTGGTTTACTGTCCCACCTGTTGATAGCTCCTTGCTTACAACAGTGTTAATGGGTATGTTAGGACTAGGTGCTATGCGTACAGTAGAGAAAACAAAAGCAGTAGCGAGGGATAAGTAATGTTTAACTTTGGTTTTGATCCTGAACAGTTTGCTTCACTAGGTAGCTCTTTTGACGAGCCTGATCCTTTTGCTCCTGAACCTCTTGCATCTGTTGCACAACCTGCTCTTATTAATCCCGCTAGAAGCGACTACTATGTTTTAGATAATAAACCTAAGCCTGCTGCGGTTGCTCCTACTTCGTTTGTACCTGATGTTTTTTCTTCCAACTCAGGAGCATCTTTTACTGCGGAAGATGCTCAAGCTGAAAAGGATTCTCCAACTGTTTTTCAATCAGGTTTTGGTGCTTATGCCAAGCCAGACACAAAACAAAACGATTACTCAGGACGTACAAACTTAGCAGAGTTTCACGATACTGCTTATTCCGCAATGCAGAACAACGATGCAGGTTATGAGTCTAACCGTCCTAATCCTTTTACGGGAGACATTAATCTCCAAGCTTACCAAGGATCATACATTGCCCCTGTTGTAAGAGAATTAAAAGAAGGAGGGTATACCGCTTTTCAAAAACAAGAAGAGGGCGCTATAACTAAAGAGCAGGTAGCCCAAGGCATTATGGACAACATGCGAGGCGCTTACGTTGCGGATAATCCTATTACACAGGATTTTCTTGATAACCCTACTTTTGACGCAACAAAACTTTATATGAACACTGGTGGTCAGACCGCATTTAACATGGCTATAAGTGATGAAGACCCTAACGCATGGAGGGAACGAGATAAGAAAGGCAAGTACGTTGATATTAGCGGAGGAAGGTCTAAGTTTGGTGACTACAGTATGGTGTGGGTTGAGAACCCTAAAGGGCCTAGTGGTTTGGACAAAGCTTTAAATAACCCCGTAATTAACATAGCAGCTTCTCTTATTCCCGGAGGTACGCTTGCTCTTACTGCTGCTAAAGCTGCTAACGGGCAGACGTTACACGGCATGGACTACGCAAGTGCCGCCTTGTCTGGGTTTGAGTTATCTAAGACATTACAAGCTCCCGTTAATGCATCAAAAGCAGCAGATGTAGGTAGAGCAGCCGCAGACGCATCAGTCGTAGCGGGTAAGACTAGTTTTGAAGCAATGACAAACGCTGCTAAAACAGCCGAAGCAAGCGCATTAGCGGGTAAAGGTTTTAAAATTCTAGGTAAAGAACTTTCATACGCTGCATCAAAAGGTTTAATAAACGCTGTTGCTGTGGGTGATCCCAAGGCAGCTATTATTGGTACTTTTGGTGGGGAGTTAGTTGCAGAAGGTTTAGAAAAAGTAGGTATTGGTGGTTTAAACCCTGACGGCACAGCTATTACAAGTTGGAAAGGTATACAGATTGATGATCTTTCAGCAGGCTTAACTAAAGCTGTAGAGGAAGTAGGTAACGGTCGAGATGTAGATGAGGCCCTTGTTATGGGCCTAGGCAAGTACATTAGAGAAGGTGGTACGTTAGGTGCAGGGACAGCAGATACTCTTACAGAAGTAGTTAGAGATGTTGTTAGACCAATAGGTGCAGCAGCTACAGACTTATATAAATTAGTTGAGGGCGCAATACCTAAAGGGACTGATGTAAATTTAGATAAAGTTAAAGAAGTTTTATCAGAAGCAAACAGACTAGCTAGGCAAGGTGCATCAGCAACAGACACGTTAGCTAGAAAAGGTTTATCTGAGATTGACGATGAATTTATACAGCCAATAACAAAACCTGCGGGAATGTTATTGTCAGCAGCAGACACTTTAGCTAGAAAAGGTTTATCTGAAATTGACGATAGGGTTATAAACCCCGCAGGCGATCTATTGTCAGCAGTAGATACAGCAGCTAGGCAAGAACTAACTAAGCTAGATGAAGGCTTATACGATGTACAGTCACCCTTTAGCACACCACACTTTAATAGTCTTGATGGCCCTGAGATTGACATTGATATAGATTTACCTAGCTTTAATTTTGATAGTAGTCGTAAAGGTATGTTATCAGGAGCAACAACAGGTAAAATATTTGGGGACGAATTGTTTAAGTTTAAAAACAACATAGAACTAACAGAGTTTGGCCCCATGTTTGTAGAGAAAGAACAAGAAGTAGACATAGAAGAGTTTTTAACATCTCCGTTTGAGTCTGCATTTACATCATCAGAAAGGTTTGCATAATGACATACTTACAGCTAGTTAACAGCGTACTACGCAGACTGAGGGAAGATGAAGTATCCTCAGTCGCTCAGAACAGCTACTCTAAACTTATAGGAGAGTTTGTTAACGACTCTAAAAGAACTGTTGAGGATGCGTATGATTGGACAGCCTTGCGTAATACACTCACTGTTACCACACAGTCAACAGCTTTTAACTACACATTGATTGGTTCAGGTAATCGTATGAAGATACTGGATGTTGCTAACGATACGTCTAACTTCTTTATGCAGTACCGTACCTCACACTGGATGAACAATGCTTTCCTGATTGATGATGCACCTACAGGTGTTCCTCAGTTCTACAGCTTTAACGGTGTGGACGGCAATGGAGACAACGGTGTTGACTTGTATCCTAAACCTGACGGTGTGTATCAGGTACGCTTTAATGTTGTGTTGCGTACTGCTGACTTTACTGAAGACGATACTAAAGTCTTTGTACCTACTTCTCCTGTCATTCAACTAGCCACTGCACTAGGCGCTAGAGAGCGTGGAGAGACAGGCGGTACAAGTGCTGCTGAACTGTTTGCTCTTGCTGATAGGACGCTAGCTGATGCTATTGCCTTTGATGCTGCTCAACACCCTGAAGAAACTATCTGGTATTCTTAAATGGCTCAACAACTACAGAACATTACAGTAGCGGCTCCGGGATTTATGGGGCTAAATACACAAGAGTCACCCATTGGTGGTGATCCTTCGTTTTCCTCCGTAGCTGACAACTGTGTTATAGATAAGTTAGGACGCATAGGCGCACGTAAAGGTTGGGACGCTGTGTCAGGTAACGGTGCTGCTGTACTAGGTAGCAGTCGTGGCATAGAGACAGTCTTTGAGTTTGTGGACACTAGCGGTAGCAAGGTTGTCATATCTGCGGGTAACAACAAGATATTCAAAGGCACTAGTACACTGGTTGACATCACTCCTAACGGCTACTCTCCTTCTGGGAACAACTGGAAGTGTGCTACCTTTAACAACCACCTCTACATGGTTCAGTCTGGTCATGTACCCTTGATTGCTACAGACGATTCAGGCTCCTTTGTAATGGAGGCTATCACTGCTCACACAGGATACTCAGGCACTGTACCACAGGGCAACGAAGTCCTTGCTGCCTTTGGTAAGCTGTGGATTACAGACGTTGTAGGCAACAAGCACACTGTGTACTGGAGTGACACTCTTGACGGTTCTAAGTGGACAGGCGGCACATCAGGTAACTTAAACCTCACAACAGTATGGCCTACAGGTAACGATGAGGTAGTGTCTCTAGCTGCACACAACAACTTCCTAGTAATCTTTGGTAAGAAGTCTATTGTTATATACTCAGGTGCTTCTGTTCCCGCAACGATGGTCTTATCTGACACAGTAGAGGGCGTAGGTTGCGTAGCAAGAGACTCAGTGCAACACACAGGTACTGACATCTTGTTCCTGTCTGACTCAGGTGTACGTAGCTTTACTAGGACTATCCAAGAGAAGTCTATGCCTATGCGTGACATTAGTAAGAATGTGCGTACTGACCTTACCTCTCTTATACCACTACAGACTAACGCTATCAAATCTTTGTACAGTGCTAATGAAGCCTTCTACTTGTTAACTTTCCCTAGCAGCGATGTGACGTACTGCTTTGACATGCGGTCGCCTTTGCAAGATGGGTCACAAAGAGTAACTACTTGGTCAGGTCTAAACCCTTTAGCATTGGCTACTACGGAAACAGGTGACATATACTTTGGTATTTCTTCAGGTATTGTTAAGTATAACGGCTACCTAGACGGTGCAGCTAAATACCAGATGCGTTACTTTAGTAACCCTATGGACTTTGGTAACGCCTCTAACCTAAAGTTCCTGAAGAAGTTTAACATTACTATTATTGGTGGTCAGAACACTAGCTCTACATTAAATTGGGGCTATGACTACACCACTGACTTTACTAAGCAGGTGTTTAACTTAACTGGCTCAGTCAACGCTGCTGAGTATGGTGTTTCTGAGTACAACACAACTGCTGAGTATACAGCTTCGGCTATTATCAACACACCAAAAGTTAACACTAGCGGTAACGGTGAAGTAGTTACCATTGGTCTTGAGACTGAAATAAATGACTCAGCTTTTTCTATTCAAAAAATTGACATACACGCAATACTAGGGAGACTCATCTAATGTCCAACTATACAAAGACCACTAACTTTGCCACTAAGGATGCTCTCAGTTCAGGTAATGCTGCTAAGATTGTCAAAGGAACAGAGATAGACACAGAGTTTAATAACATAGCTGTAGCCAGTGCTACTAAAGCTAACACTGCTAACGCTGCCCTAACAGGGACTACTACAGCCGTCACTGTAAACATATCAGGTACTCTTACGGCTGATACAATAACTGGAGGAGCATACTAATGTCACTATTTGATGATATTTTTGGTAATATATTAGGCAAAGACTTTAGTGATGCTGCGTCAATGGCAGCAGCCTATGGAATAAGTAGAGAAGGCGAGAAGGCAGCAAAGGAAGCAGGTAAGTTAGGCTATGACCAGATGACTGCTCTAGGTCAAAAAGCTTTTGATGATACTCGCTTTAAACCTTTTGGTGTTACTTCTAAACTTGCTAATGTACAATCAACACCTACTGGTGGTTTAGATGTTAACCTTTCCCCACAACAACTAGGTTTACAGAACACACTCTTTGGTAGTGCAGGTCAACTAGCGGGTAACTTAGGTGGTCAGTACAATCCGATGGTAGGACAGATGGGCAACCAAGCCTATGGTCAAGCTCAAAACTTCCTTGGCAGATCAGGACAGTTTGATCCTTCTGTTGCTGCACAACGCGGGGCAATGGGTGGTTTGTTTGGACAACAACAATCAGAGTACGGACAGCCTACGGGCATGGAGGGGATTACACAGGCAGGACTAAGTGGAGCATTAGGACAGCTAGGGTCAGCAGGACAGCCTTCTGATCTTCAAGGTTTACGATCACAGTACGGACAGCTAGCACAGCAAGCAGGCCAAGGTCTGATGATGTCTCCACAAGATAGACAAGCTGACATCTATGAGTCTATAAGGGCTACACAACGTCCTGAAGAAGAGCGACAGAACCTTGCGCTAGAGGAGAGACTACTGGGTCAAGGTCGTTTAGGCATCTCTACGGACGCTTACGGAGGCACTCCAGAGCAGCTAGCTATGGCTAAAGCACAAGCTGAAGCAGGTAACTCAGCTTCTCTTATGGCTCGTCAACAGTCTATGGCTGAACAACAGCAGGCTATGCAGAATGCACAGTCTCTAACAGGTATGACTTCTGACTTGGCTCAAGTTGGTTCAGGTTTAGAAACAGCAGGAATAAGCCGTGGTAATACTCTTGCTAACTTAGGCATGACAGGTACACAAGCTAGCAACCAGATGAATCAACAGCAGCTAAAGAACCTAATAGCTTTACAAGGGGCTGACCAAGGTGCAGCAGGTTTTCAACAGGGTTTACAACAAGGTAACTTTAATCTAGGTCAAGGAATGTTTGGTTTTGGTAATCAAGCTTCAATGTTCCAAGGACAGTTACAAGGGCAAGACATAACTAACATGCAAAACATGATGAATGCAGGTTATCAACCACAACAGCAGGCTCTTAACATGTTTGGTTCTGGTCTGTCTTCCGCTGAGTTGGCTCAACGTGGTCAACAGCGTGGTGCAGAACTACAAGCAGTCACAGGTGGTCAAGGTATTGAGAGCTACATGCAAGGTGCTAACATGGCTAACTTGCTACAGCAACAGCAGATGCAGGGTCTAATGTCAAGTGCCTTTGGACAAGCACCTACTATGCAAGAGCAGTTAATAAACAGACTTTTAAATCCGGATGGTGGTATGTTGACTAATGAGGGTGGTGTTGTCAACCAAGGAATTAATTACCTTCGTGATAAGTTTGGTGGGCCAAATGACGCAACTAGCTCTGCTTTAGATTCTTTAATAGGTTATGCTAACAACCAACCTTCCTACGGAGTCCCTACTTCGGGTGAAAGGAATAACTGGTTAGGAGGCTCTAGCTTTTTTGATAGCATAATGCCTAACAGTAGTATAAACGATTACATGGCTAGACCTGCTATACCTACAAGTTCTTCTGGTATAGACTTGGGCAACATACAAGCTCCCTCTAACTTTGGCTACCAAGTTTAATAAAAGGAAACACAATAATGGCATTAGATATAGCAGGTATGTTAACAGGGGTTTCACAACAGCCCGTAAA